GTAAGACCAGGAGTCTCAGATCCACCAGAGTTATCATAAACAACCCTAAGGTTATTTGTAAATGGATGATCTACAAGGGTTATTGTATTACCAGATATATCTGTCTCAGTATTCCAACTAAAGGAATTGGGTTCTTCAATAGTTAAAGTAGGAGCAGCACCATAATCAGCACCACCATCTGCTATATCAATCTTATTAATTATACCATAAGGATCTAGAACACAACTAGCATCTGGATTCGTTGGTGATGTTCCTGTACCAGCACTGAAAGTAACATCAGGAGGACTTGTATAAAGACTACCACCATTAGATAATGTAAGTGTCTTAAGTGAACCGTTGTTTAGATCTAGTGTACAGTTTGCCTGACCTGGAACAGCAGGATCAGTGTCTAAGCTTAGGTTTGATGTACCACCAGCATATCCATCACCAGTATTATTAATATTAACAGTAGCAACCTGCTCTGTAGATATTAATAGGTTGGTATCTGATAGTAAACCATATGCGTTAAATCCACCTCTTCTTTGTAGTGAACCGAGGAAGATGTCAATAGAACCAGTCTGAGCAGTGTTGAAACTACCAACCTTACCTGCGTCAAAATATGCGTTCTCGTTAAATATTACCTCACCGTTGAAAGTGATATCTTCGTTACCAGCAGGGTCAATTAGTAGAGCACCAGATGTTGTAGAGAAGGTGTTACCTGCGAGACGAATATTACCAGTCTCGATGTATGCTGGATAAATGTTTGTTGTACCAGTGTTGTCAGATAGACCGATACTGGTTGCTTGCTGAGATGATGATGTAGACTGGAAGTTAACGTTACCAGTTTCTTGGTCAACGATGAATACTTCACCTACTCTGAAGTCACCTTTCTGGTCGGTTGAAGAATAGAATACTCTACCACCATTAGATTCGACAGCTTCATTAGCCTGGTTAGCTAACGAACCATCGTTCGTCATGTCCTTACCAGCACCAATATACATGAAGTTGTGTGCTGACAGGATAAGTTTACATCCATTGCCATCAGCTACAGCACCTTTGTTACCGTATATGTTGGAAGAAGCAATTGCTTTTAATTCGCAACCAAACTCACTGTAGTCTACAAGTGATATACCTGTAGCAGAGTCACCACCATCAGAACGAATGTCCTTAGGAGAAGGTGTGTCAGTGAATGCGGTTGACTGATCAGTACCATTGAAGTGAACTAATAGAACAGTGTTTATGTCTGTTCCATATTCTGAAGAAGGAGCTGTAAAGTTGCCTGTAAATCTTGCGGTTCCAGCACTACATCTAATCTCATCAATATATCCTGTAAAGAAATTAGATCCAGTTCCAGTAGCAGAACCTATATTAAGTGTCTTTGTATCACCGTAGTTATTGGAATCTGTATATGTAGAACCTACCTGAGTACCATTAACAAATAATTTTGTTGAACCATTATAACGAGAAAGAGCGATATGAGCCCATGTGTCAACTGATAAACTACCACCACTGATATGCTCAGTTGTACCAGAACCAAACTTAACTACACCACCAGTGTGATATAAGTATGGAGCTGTATCTGATGTAGCACCAGTACGGAAGTCTAGGATACTATTTGTACCAGTATTATTAGTTGGATATACCCAAGCTTCTATAGCAAAGTTCTGAGTACCAAAACCAAAGTCTTCCTGAGTCTCTACACTAATGAAGTCACCAGTACCGTCAAGCTCTAATGAACCAGTACCAAACTTCTGGATTGTAGTATCAATTCTAGCGTCAGCATTAGGAGTAAGAGTCTTACCTACTTCTAATTCTGTTGTAAATTGTCCCTCACCTTTACCATTAAGGTAAATGTAAGTTCCATCATTCTGTGTTATTTCACCGTAACCTTCTACCTTTTTATAGGTTAAATTACCACTTGTGTTTCCAGCAGTAAGAGCAAAGGTGTAAGTGTCAGCAGTAGGTGCTCCTGTGACCACATAATAACCATCAGTAGCACTACCAGATATAACGTCAACCCATACACGATCATTGGTTGCTAGACCATGAGCAGTCTTAGTAACAGTTACAACGTTACTTATAAAGCATATGTACCTGACTTAAACTGATTCTCTAACTGATATATCTTCTCCGAGGCAGCAAACGTACCAGATACACCAGATAGTTTTAATCTAGCAGTACCAGTACCATGCTTACCAGTAGCACCCTGAATACCTTTAATACCTTCGTTAGCGAAGTATATGAAAGAGTTCTGCCACTCACAACGAACACCATTCGTTAGTATAACACCTGTAGAATTAGGTACTATGAATGTTACTTCATTGAAAAGTACAGCAGTCTCTAATGTACTTGCGCTAGCAATAGCACCATCTAACTTAGCACCACGTCCAGCATCTCCAGCGTCAAATCCATAGGGGTCTGATGCAGAGGTAGTACTACCTTTGTTTATTAATGTTACTCTATTAATATAAGCACTTCTTTCTGAATCCCAGCTATTAGCACAAACAAAAGCATAACCCGTATCGTTTCCGCTATTATAAAGACCATCCATGACGGTCATATCAGAGATAGTAGTATCTCCAGCTAATACAAATATATTTAAATCTCTTGTTGCCGTTGAAGGCTTAATACGTGTTGCTCTTAAACCATCTCCACGTACAGTTACACCATCAGGTACGTTTAATGGAACAGTTTCTTCAAATTCTCCAGCACCAACATGTACAATATCACCAGCAGTAGCAACTGATAGTGCTTTAGCAACTGTTATGAATGGTGTTAATGAACTCTTACCTCTAGGGGAACCACCCGCCAGATTAGCAGTATCGCTTCCTGTTTTGGAAACATACCAAGTTGTACCAGGACCATTTGTTAGATCCGCAGCCAGCATGGATCCAGTAACGCTTGCCGTGTTAGGCTGAGCATTACCTACCTCAACGATAGTTCCTGAATTGTTTACAAAAAGCTTTTTGTCCGCTATATTCAGCGCGACTTCCTTATCAAGTAGATCGAGGTTTGTCGGTGTCGCTGATGCCGTCGTTGAGCTTTTGAGTTTGATCCTCGTTGCCATTTATAGCATTCTCTGATGGTTTTTCTTGGTTAATAGTATTTAACTGATCTAACTTGGTGGTTAAATCAAGCACTTTCGCTTCAAGCATAGTATTAGCGAGAGTCAACTCAGAAACTTTACGTTGTAATATGTTAATAACGATGTTTACATCCATAATTTATAAAGCGAATCAGAACGTTCCTCCATCCAGTACGTTAGTCCATACTGGTACGCCAGCGGCTGTGACGGTGAGGACTTGATATGAAGTAGTAGCGTCATCTCCAGTACCAGGTGATGCTATATTAGCAGCAGCGGTAACTTTGATAGCGTTTGTACCATCTCCATATGTAATGCCATATTGGGTAAAGGTAGAAGCACCTGTACCACCATACTGAACTTCAAGGTCTGTATCTAGTTCAAGATCACCGAGAACTACAGTACCACGATTACCAGTAACACCAAAGACAGTATTAGTGTCAGTAGCATTTTCAATAAAGGTCCAAGCACCAGCTCCATCGTTACCACCTGTACGGTCATAACCGAAGAAACCAAACTTAGAGTTACTACCGTCATGGTAGTGTACCTTTACACCTCTATCTAGGCCATCAGAGGCATCCCTTACAGCGGTAATGGAAGCACCTTGATCGATGTTCTGTGTGATAGCTTGGTCTAAAGTAATTTGCTTAAGACCAGTGTTAATACTCTGGATATTCGTGCTGTTAGCGATACCTGTACCAGTAATATCATCACCGACGTTTAAACCGACGACTCTATCAACTGTAAGAACAGTAGCACCACTTGTGGCATTTGCGTTTACTGTCAAAACAACAGTAGGATCACCCAATTCAATAGTAGGATCATTAACAGACATTGAAGCGGAGTTCACTGTCGTTGTTGTACCATCAATTTGTAGGTCACCTTTGATGATAACCAAACCCTCTGAATCATTACCAGCAGGGTAAGGGTCAATAATCATCTCAGTACCAGCAGTGGTAGAGATAATATTGCCATCCATCTTTAACGAGTCAATTGTAAATTCACCCGTCTGGTTGATGGTACCAGAAACAGTGCTTGTACCATTAAAGGATACACCGTTGTTGAAGGTAGTTGTTGAGTTAACTGTTAAGGTATCACCAGCAGCAGTACCTATAGTTGTGTCATCATCTACATTCAAATCTTTGATCCATGCTTTAGCACCAACACCTAAACCACCTGTAACTACGACAGCAGCGGTTGAAACATTGGAAGCAGTAGTGGTGTCAGCATACTTAACCTGAACACCAGCATCGAATTCTTGGTCGGCACCCTGCCAACGTAGCTTATCTAGAGTAGTCTCATCATAAAACACACGAGCGTCGTTACCAGTACCAAACTTCAGGGGGATGTCGTCTTGTACCAGTACAGCAGCTGTGGCATTACCACCAGATACTCTACGAATTTCTACGTCTGCGTTAGAGTCATTCCATACGAACTCTACATCGCCAGTAGTACCAAATTCTAATTCCTGACCATCTTGTATGACAATCTTACCTGTTCCGTTAGCAGATAAAATTAGGTCAGAGTCTGTTGTGCTTGTTGTGACTTCATTTGCGTTGATTTGAACATCATCAACATAGAAATCATCAAGCTTCTTATTACTGTCTACGATCAGAGCACTAGCAGCGGTTGTGATACCGTGTACTTGATCCAACATGTCAGTGAAATACTTACCACCAACAACCTGAGCAGCCGAACTGTTGTCACCAACAAATAGTCTGTCTCCTAGGTTTGCTTGCGTACCAGTACCTACTGTTAAAGCAAGTTCACCATAGTTGATAGTACCTGGCGCGACCGTGCCCGTACTTCTTTTTATCAGAATATCTGATGCCATCAGAATGTACCCCCGTTGATTGTGATGTTATTAAGAATTGTTGTTGGTATAAATTTCGCTTGAGCGGAGCTATACATTAAGACTCCACCATCTTGTAAACCACCGTTACTTGTATCAGTAAGGTCTACGTCAGCCAATGCGCCTACAGTACCTCCACCGCCGCCTGTGGCGACACGTGTAACTCTTGGGACCGACTGGTCTCCAAATCTTAATCTGGCCATTAAAGAGTAACCCCCTCAAGAACGCTAACGGTACCTTCCAGCACTCTGGTTTTTAAACCTGAAGCAGCTGTTATAACAACGTCATATACATATCTACCAGACTTCATTGCTGTAGTCTGAGCAGCTGATAAGGAAAGTTGTACACGTCCAGCTGTTACTGGGGTTAAGATAGCAGTTGATACTGCTTGTGAAGTACTACTTGTGTAATGCTTCTTTATCTTACATGCTGCTGAGTAGCCAGTCATATCAAATTCAGTACCGTTATCGTTCTCAACTGTGAAGTCGATGTTGAAATCGGCACCTTGGTAAATCAATAGATTGGATACTGCTGATGCCATGCTCTAGAATTTCCCTAAAAGGTATTTATCTCAATTATTTATTACTATTTTCCACTAGAACCTTAAGCATATCCTTGAGTTCATTTATCTCGGACTTAAGTTCGTGGACATTCAGATCCTTCAATCTAGCTTGCTCTCTTGCTTTCACGTAAGCATGATAAGCCGTAGTATCGGTATTAACGATACAATTGCTATTTGGATCTCTTCCTAGATGCTTATGGTCTTCTACTTTTATTAATCCTTTCTCATCACGAGGATCTATTTCACCCTCGTCACGACGAGCTAGAATGACTTTCTCTTTTGCTCTAGCGTATGCTTCAAAGTCTTCCATTATGCCAATGCAATGATTCGTAAATCCTTGACTCTTGGTATATAAGGTTGATTATAGTTTTGAAGAACAATCTTGAGTTGGAAACCGTCATAAGCAGGAGCATCATCTAAGGTATACTCATAGTCACTGAATACGAATGGATCATTTTGAGGAACCATCAGTCCAGTGTCAGGACGACCATCAGTATTGAAATATTCAAAGTTGATGTCATCTGTATCACCAGCGTAACCTACTGGTACGAGCTTATACATGACCACTATCTTAGAGAACTCGAAGTTGTTCGCAGATAAGGCAACCTTAACACCAGTAGCTGAGTTATCCAGCCTGGCGAGTCTAGTGATGTATATAGCGGCATTCTCATCACCCACTCCTTGTGTAGGAGTCCAGTTGTTGACTAGGTTAGCAGTAGTTGTAACACTCATTCTCTGAGTATCTACAACGGGTGATAAGTGAGTTGCGTCAGAGAACATGTTAAGCTCTAAATCGAGTGATTTACCACCAGACATATTACTAATTTCATTCTGCTTAGAAGCAATGACCTTAGTAGAAAGGAAGTAATTAATATCGTTTAAAGTAACATCTCTATACGTAGTATCCTTTTGGAAAGAAGTTTCAGCAGATACACCTGTTGGGAATGGCCCACAAGATGTTCCACTTGTACCAAGTGCTCTAGCACTTATGCTTGTTCCAGGTTGTAATTGCGTCTGTACCTGTGGTGTTAGAACATCCCAAGGAATATTCTGTGAGATAGTAACATTGTCACCACCAGCACTAACAGTCTTATGTGCTTTAATACCAGTTATGTTCAGTCTATACTTGTGAGGACTATTCAATGAAGTTAGTCCACCAAATGTAGAAGTATGGTGTGTACCATTAATCTTTGTCAGAGGTATACCAGCAAGGTTATAACAAGCAACAGCAGCATCAATTAAATGAGCAGTACCTGTGGCAGCACCAGAGTTAGTTACAGGATCCCAGTTTCTACCACTTACAGAAGCAGCATTGTGTCCTAGGATATCAATAACCCAGTCAGGTGAACCAGTATTGATGTGCTCATAAGCAATGATCTCATCACCGATCTTAAGGAATCCAGGGTTGGTATCAGAAACAGCAGGAGCAGCATTACCTGGTCCAGTATTTCCTGAATTTAAACTAGCAGCTTGTGTTGCGTTACCACCTATACAAAGATGGAAGTTGGTAGCATCATTAACAGTAATCTGAGATACACCTGAAGCAGCAAGTGCTGTCTTAAGTGAAGTATCACCGATCTCTGATGTAACGCCATCTACTACAACATAGTTCGCAGATGATTGCATACCATGATTACTATGGAAGACATCAACGTATGCTTGATCATCAGTTGTAGCAAAGGCGTTTGGTAGAGCACTTATGAATCCACCGTTATTCTCTTCTAAGGTAGCGTTGTTTAGAATCAGTCGAGACTGGGCGAGAGTTGTAGGTAGAGTAAAGTCTGCTCTGTAGATCTTGAACATCAAGTCTTCAAACTGTGATGGTGTCCAAGTAGATGCGTTCTGTGATTTAAACAGAACACCGATGTATGGTTGCTCAGAGATCTTCTCTCCTGCGTGAGCAGCATCAATAGCATCTTCACCTAATAGTGAGATGAATACCTTAAATTGATTTGAGTCGGATGTAACAACAATAGCATGTTCCTGCTGATGTCCTATGAATACTGGTGACTCAAATGTAAATGTTGTTGGAGTAGAGGCATCTGTTGATGTAACAACATCAGTTGCCTTCTTGATTACCTTAGAGAAAGGTAAAATCTTTTGTGTTGGAGTACCATTTTCTACGGTACGAATGTCAATAGCAACTGGGATTTCAGAATCCTTCTGTTGGAAGAATAGATCGATCTTAGTTAGGAAGACACCACCCTCTAAACCTTCATCTTGTATCAAGAAGGTTTGTGCTAGTGGGTCAGACCATAAGGTTCTGTTCTGTGTGAACTTCTGTTCATCAACCTTAGCGTTACGAACTGAAATAATAGTCTCTTGCTGAGTCTGTAAGATACCAGTAGCAGAGTACTCTGTCTGAGCACTAGACTCTGATTCACCTTGTACAGTGGAATCATTTACTGTATCTGATAGACGGAAGATTCTAGTACCTGTCTTAAACTTAGGATTAGTAGACTTACTTGGATCAGGTATGAAGAATGTACCTTTGAGGAAACCAGAGGTATCACTAATCAGTCTTCTCTCTTTAACCTTTGCTCTAGCACCAGAGGATTGTCCTACTAGGACTTCTCCTGGGAGCGGGTTGCCAGCATAAGCTCCGAGAGCTTGAGCAGCAAGAGCACTGGTATCAATGTTAATCCAGTTAAGGTTCGCCGTATAGTCTGAGACTGCTGCGATACTCGTTCCTGAATATGGGTTGTTAGTGTAGTTATCATTAGGTTCTAGGATTCTTAATGTACATCCTGAAACTAGACCCTTAACAGTCTCACCAACCTGGAATGGTGTTGAGTTAGTATCTGAGTCATCATTTGGATTCTTTGTGACTTCAAGGAGTTTTGGAGTAATATATGCTTTAACATCTACACCATCAAAGAAAGCATAGAAGCGTGTCTTAGGCTTAAGTTTCTCACCCTTGAACTCAATATTTCTGGAGCGCATATTCTGAATATGCTCAACAGATACAATCCTATTACCAAGACTTTGCTGTTCAATAATAGGTGTAATCTTATGACGTACACCAGTTCTGGATTGATCAGTTCTTACTCTAGAGAAGCGTTCTGTTCTTGTTCTACGGTTCTTACCCTTACCAGTAGTTACCTGTCTTGTCTGCCATATTGTACCAGACCATGTAGTCTGCCATGAACCCCACTGAATAGGGGTTAAACCATTCTGGTCAACGTTAAAGCTACGCAGAGTGGTCATGTAGTTGCCTTCTACAGTTGGACCTTGAATAGCAGATAGTGTCTTAGTATCTACCCAGTCATCACTCTCTGGTGTTAACTTGATATCACCAATGAAAGTAAAGACGTTGAATGGGTTAACATTCTCCAGAGCAGAAGCATATGGTTGGTCAACTAATACTATATCACTGTATGGTAGTGTTATTAAATCACCTGTCTGTTTAATGTTCTGAGAACTAGCACTAACAATCAGAGGAAGGTTAGTGGTATAGTGTGAAGGACGGCAATGACCTTCATCAAAGTCAATGGATACCCTGTAATCCTGATGGAAGGTATCACTGGTTGCTAGAGAAGCAAAGTTATCTACAATGAAACCATTCTTAAATCTGTCCATACCGTTGGTATCACGGACAGCATATGTGGCAGTCTCAGCCTCAAGTAGAGATAGTTGTGTATAGTACTCAAGAGTCTTAATACGATGCTCAAGTTGCTGTATATCTCTAAAGGTATATCTCTTAAAGTTCGTCTGTGTAATGGTGATGTCTTCATCAATATTAAAGACATATGGTCGTATAGAGATGGTCGCAAGTAACATTGCGTCATCAGGATCAGCTGGTTCAACTGGTGTCTCAGCTGGTTCACCCTTAACAATAATAACCTTATTATCCTTATTGATTCCTAACTTGTCTATTCTACCTAGGTAGTACTCATAGGAGAGAATAGTAGTATCTGCCTGTCCAGGTATACCTACAAGGTTACCAGTGAATGCTCTGTTAGTAAATCCAAAGTAATTGTCAGATGTAAGAAGGAATGGTGACTGTCTAGTACCTGAACCTGACTTAGCATCAGGAACCATTGGACGGAAGTCTAAACCATTTCTAAGACTTGTTTCTCCGAAGGTTGGTATATCCTTATAATCTTCTGAGGAGTATGAGTCTACACTATAGAATCCATCTCCACTTGTTGTAGCAAATCTATCAAAGATTACTAAAATTCTACGTGTTGGAGCAGCATAACCAGGCTTTCTTACCAGTCTGGAATAATCATAATACTGTTCTCTTTGACCATTGTCTAGTGAGAATGATGATGTGATATTAGCACTACCAGTCTTAATAGTACCAACATTAATCTTACCACTAGCAGATGGTGTACTGATTGCTTCCTCACCAGAGAAGGCACTGTCATTCAACATGACATAGTAGACTGTTGTGCTATCAAATGATACGATCTGTGCTTTAGCACCAGATGAAGCACCTGTTAATATTTCACCTATCTGGAATGTACCAATGAGGTTGGTAAATCCAAGGTTAGGTATGATTGGATCTAGATTGTTAGATGACTCGTATACTGCTTTAAGTGCGAATACATCAGAAGTACCGAATGAGATAAACTTATCTTCTAATCTATGACCATAACCAGCAGTATTTTGTGTTAAACCATTAGCAGTACTACCTGAAGTATGATCAATTCTGAGCACCTTCATGCGCTCAGTGGTCTTTGCTTTAGCAGTTCTGTTGCTTGAGTAAACCGTTGCTATAACAATAGCATTGGTCGTACCACCATTTAATCCAGTGATAGAAGCACTAGCATCACCTGGGTTAGAAGTGGTTGATATACCATTACCAACAGTATATGATGTACCAGCATTAGTACCAGCTTTTGCTATAACTTGGAAGTCATCTCCATCAGTAGGATCTCTGAATGTGAGGTTAGAACCAGCAGATAGAGAGAATGCTCCACCTGTCACACTAACATCATAAGTCTTACGGAAGTATCCTAAAGGAGCAACAGCACTACCAGAACTATTGGTAGATGTTGACTTAACAGCATCCTTAGGAATAGGTGATATAAGTGCTCTCTTCTGAGCTTCCTTAATCTGCCCTCTCATGAGGGTTATGTTACCATTGATTGCTCCGTCGGCAAGGTTATTAGTACCAACTCTAGCAATAGTAATTGAACTAGAACTGGTTACAGCAGTTACTCTAACCTGATGTGACAAGTTATTGTTACTGAATCTTAGTATATCATTAACTCTTAACTGTGATGAGAAGTTACTCAATGAAGCAGTTAAAGTACCAGTAGCATTACCAGAAATACTACTCAATACAGGAGCATTAGCAGATACTGTTGCTAGACTATCAAGAATTAAATCAGCAGTAAAGTCAGCATTAGATCCACCATTATCTGCGAAGAATGACTTACAGTCAGTAAACTGATAATCAGTTACAGCAGATATAGTAGCAATAGTAGTTGCTGGATCTTCTTCTAAAGCAATTGCTTCATTAACAAACTGACCAGTTACCTGTTCAAAGGTAACAGCAGTAACAGTACCATTGGTTCTAGAGTATCCAGTAGCACCAGAGGTCTTACCAATATACTTTTTATTAGATACTATAGCAGAACTGTTAATAGTAACATTGGTAAACAGATCAATATCTGCTAGGTTCATCTGATACTTAGTAGCATCAACGTCTCTAGCACCACTATCAAATGAGAATCCGAAGACTCTTGCTTGACCTACATTATTACCATTAGAGTTACCATCAGTACCAATTCTTTCATCATATAGAAGTATATCATCATATAACTGTACACCACTGTGTAGGTTATCTACGATGACATAGTTACCAAAGTCTGAAGTAATAGACTGAGAATCAGCAGCAGTAAATGTGCGGGGCTTGTCTACATCCTTAAATGTATTTGCTAGTTTCTCTGTTCTATAACCAGAAACATAAGCAATACCTGGAGAGACCTGTACAGCAAGCTTAGACTCAGCAGGTTCATTCTTATCCTGAGTAGTCTGTGAACTGATGTAGACCCCATTATTAAATGCGTCGTTAAGGTTCTCCCTTACATCAACGCTAAATCTCTTGACATAATAGTCACCAGACTCTTCTCTTGTTCTAGTGGCAAGTACATCATTAATAAATCCAAGATCACTACGCTCAACTTTATTCTCAATCTTACCAACGTTAGTACGTAAGAGTTCAATAAAGTCAGCAGAGTTTGGATCTGTTAGTGCTTTCTTAACCAGAGTTAAGTTGATCTTAAATCTATCAGCACCTGGAGCTGAGAAGTTTGTGCTACCTATAGCATTGTCATATAGGGTAGCATCCTCATCAGCAGTTATAATTCTTTCTTCTACCTTCAGACCTACCTTATAAGATGGGTTGTTGGTATACTGATCTAATATAAGTGTTTGTTCAGATACAGGCACAAAGTATCCACGAACAAAATATACACCCTTACCAATGTTAGCAGTAGAACCAGTAGCAGTACTATTGGAGTTCAACAACTGTGCTAGTGGAGTACCAGCAACAATAGTGGATGTACTATATGTAATATCTTCTTCACAAGTTAGAATCTCACCAGAAGCAAATGTACTTGTAGTATTATCGTCTGCTTTGGTTAGGTATGTCACATAGAATGAAACATAACCACGAGTAGAAATAGTAGAACTAATAGAGAAGTTAATTCTAGCACGGATGTTTGAAGTGGCACCCTTCACAACCTTGCCATTAAGTGCTTCCCTGTATAATTCAACAGGTAGGTTCAGATAGTTATTCTGAACTAAAACAACAGGATAATTCCTATTAAGTGTGATACCCCCAGGTACCACCATACTACCCTCTTTATACACACCTTGACCAAATGTATCAATCTGGTTCTGTAGGAGTGATTGGAGTGTAGTTAGTTCTCTTGCCTGAACTGGAAACCCAGGCTTAAACAATACCTTTAAAAACCCTTTGTCGTCATCGAAGTCGTCAAAATAGGGAGATATGTTTAGATTCGTATTCTGTGCCATTTAGAATTCAATTACTACTTTGAGCTCTTCGTTCTGATC